GAGGTGTCCCCTCAAATAAGATCACCGCTATCGCTGGTGAGTCTAGTACTGGCAAGACTTTCTTTTGCCTTGGGATTGTCCAGCATTTTCTTGACAGTAATCCCGACGCTGGGGTAATTTATTTTGAGTCTGAGTCTGCTATTTCTAAGCAGATGATTGAAGATCGTGGCATTGCATCTGATCGTATGATGATCGTGCCCGTTGCAACCATTGAACAATTCCGAACTCAGTCTTGTCGTATTCTCGACAAATATATGGAACAAGATGTTGCAGATCGTAAACCTCTGATGTTTGTCCTGGATTCTCTGGGTATGCTCTCTACAGAGAAGGAGATCGCTGATGTTGCAGCGGATAAGCAGGTTCGTGACATGACTAAGAGTCAGTTGATCAAGGGTGCTTTCCGTGTGCTAACGCTCAAATTAGGTAAGGCAAACGTCCCAATGCTCGTTACCAATCATACATATGATGTAATCGGAAGTTATATTCCCACAAAAGAAATGGGAGGTGGAAGTGGACTCAAGTACGCTTCATCAACAATTATATATCTATCAAAGAAGAAGGAAAAGGACGGTACGGAGGTTGTTGGCAATATTATCAAATGCAAAGCACAAAAATCCCGACTAACAAAGGAGAACTCACAAGTTGAAACACGTCTTTATTACGACCGTGGACTTGACAGGTATTACGGACTACTGGAACTGGGTGAGAAATACGGAGTCTTCACCAAGCGTGGGAATCGCATCGTCGTTGGTGAATCTACTGTTTATCCTAAGTCTATTCTCGCTGATCCAGAGAAGTATTTCACCCCCGAAGTGATGGAACAACTCGACGAAGCTGCAGCAAAGGAATTTCGTTATGGAACTTGAGTCTTATGTTAGAACGTATGATAATGTTCTTGCTCCAGATGTATGTAAATCTATCATCGAAGCATTTTCTAAATCCAACAGCGAGTACATTGATCGAGAGCAGCGACCTGCCTTCACGCACTTAAATATATCTAAACCATATAAAGAAAATGACATTCTATGGGTAAAACATCATGACACTATCATGAATGTGTTTGATGAGTATATCGAAAAGTATGTCACTTCACTTGATTGTGGTCCTGATTTTCCATTCAATTCTTCGTATGAAGAATTTCGTATGAAACGATATGAAAATGATGGACATGATCAATTCAAAGATCATGTTGATGTTCAGGATCACCCAACTTCTCGTAGAATGTTGGCTATGTTCATATACCTAAATGATGTGTCAGAGGGTGGTGAGACATATTTTCCCAAACTTGACTTGAAAATCACACCTAGGTGTGGTAAACTCTTGATATTCCCACCTCTTTGGATGTTTAGACACGCAGGACTTCCTCCTGTGTCAAACGAGAAGTACATTATCGGATCGTATTTGCACTACCTATGAATCTTGAAGTCACAATCCTCAGTAATCTTCTCTATAATGAGAAGTATGTGAGGAAGGTATTGCCTTTCTTGAAGGTTGATTATTTTACCGATCGATCTCATAAGGTTATCTTTCTCGAAATTCATGAGTATGTGAGTCAGTATGATGCACTACCCAGTCTAAATGCAATTGGTATAGAATGTCAGGAACGAGTTGATCTTACTGAAGATCAATTCAAAGAAATTATTCAGGTGCTAAATGTCCTTTCCGATGATCCCGCAGACTACGATTGGCTCGTTGATACTACAGAAAAGTGGTGTCAAGAGCGTGCGATCTACCTATCTCTTATGGAATCTGTCAAGATTGCTGACGGACAGGATACCAAGAGGGATAAAGGCGCTATTCCTCAAATCCTTTCGGAGGCTCTTGGGGTTACGTTCGATCAAAATGTAGGTCACGATTACGTTTCAAACGCAGAGGAACGCTATGAGTTCTACCACAGAAAAGAAGACAAAATCCCCTTCGACCTTTCATTCTTCAATAAGATTACGAAGGGCGGTCTTTCTAACAAAAGTCTTAACATCGCACTCGCTGGCACTGGCGTGGGCAAGTCTTTGTTTATGTGTCACTGCGCCGCTGCAGCACTCCTTCAAGGCAAGAACGTCTTATATATCACATTGGAAATGGCAGAAGAGAAGATCGCTGAACGCATTGATGCGAATCTACTCAACGTCCCGATCCAAAAACTAGCAGAACTTCCCAAGTCAATGTTCGATAAGAAGATTGCAAGTCTTGCTAAGAAGACTCAGGGCAAACTTATAATTAAAGAGTATCCTACGGCATCTGCACATGTCGGACATTTCAAATCTCTTGTTAGTGATCTTGCTCTTAAGCGGTCTATTAAACCCGATATTATCTTTGTGGATTACCTTAATATTTGTGCGTCCGAAAGATATAAGAGCAGCGTTGTCAACTCGTACACCTATGTTAAATCTATCGCAGAAGAACTTAGGGGTTTTGCTTGTCAGTGTGGAGTTCCTATCGTCTCTGCTACACAGACCACTCGTTCAGGTTATGGTAGCACTGACGTTGATCTTACTGATACTAGTGAATCCTTTGGTCTTCCTGCTACTGCTGATCTTATGTTTGCCCTTATTAGCACGGAGGAACTTGAGGGCATGAATCAGATTATGGTCAAGCAACTCAAGAACAGGTACAATGATCCGACAATGAACAAAAGGTTCTGTGTAGGTATTGACAGAGCGAAGATGAGGTTGTATGATGTGGAGGAATCTGCTCAGGAAGATCTTCAAGACTCTGGGCAGGAAAGCGAGAAAGTCGATCTCGTAAAACGATTTACAGCAAAGAAAACATTTCAAGATCTAAAGTATGATTGACCCCAAGAAGTATGCATCATTCGTCAATGCCGTCACGTCGAAGCAAAGTAAAGATCACGAAGCATTCATTTATCGTCTTCAAGAACTTGAAGGTCAGGGATTTCCTTCCGAGCGACTGCTTACTGCTGCTGTAGGAATGTCTGCCGAAGCAGGTGAATTCACTGAGGTGGTAAAGAAGATTGTCTTCCAAGGCAAACCTGTCAATGAAGATAATCTGTTTCATCTGAAGCGCGAACTTGGTGACATCATGTGGTATGTCATGCAGGCATGTATGGGACTAGAAACTTGTCTCGATGAAATTATTGAGATGAATGTTGACAAACTTGCATCTCGTTATCCTGATGGTGCATTTGATGTTCACTTTTCTGAAAACCGTAAAGAAGGAGATGTATGACTAAAAAACAACATGTAACTAAGTCTGGTGACACCTTTGAATGGGAAGAAACGGATGAGGTTCGTGAAGCAATTAAAAAACTTCATGCAACCAATCGTCTTCATGATGACATTCGTAGACTTGAATCCGAAGCAAATGATTATGGAGTTGGAAAATGAAACTACTCACACTTGAAGATTATCAAAAGGCAGGAGAAACATTCTGGCCAAAGTATTGGTATGTTGCCAAAGAACTTGGTGAAGATGTAAAACCTGAGCAAGTGTTGAAAGTCATGGAAGCAGTAGGTGGTCTTGCACTGAAACTTGCATTGGAAAAGAAAGAAAAAGAAGGACCGTTTGGTTTTAACAAACAATCTGGAGAATCTAATGAGTGAAGAATCTTTGATTTATCCTGGTAAGATGCTAGGAGAACTTGCCATTGCACTTGAGAAACTAGGTTGGGATTACGGCGACGATGTTGCTGTAGAAATTGCTGGTTCATCTGTTTATATGATTGATGGTGCAGGTACAAAGTGGGCACCAAAGAAAGGAACAGTAAAATACAATAAAGATGCATTCATTGTAATTAAAAACAAATCTCGAAACCCTACTATCCCTTCAGTAAATGACGACCCCGAACGACTCGCACATCATTCCAAGGTGGAAGCAAGCAAGCAACAAAGCGATAGCGGAGAACCTGCTAACGAGCATAGCGGAGCTAGTTGATGGACGATGGTATCGAACCGAAACCCTTGACCACACAGGAAAAAGAACCCGACGATATATCATTGAATCCGACATTACCGAAGAACCCGATAGTTCCGAGTCTGATGTTTCTGGGAGTGATAGCAGCGACACTTAGTGTGATCGTTGCTGGTTACTTTAAGGGTAACATGCACATTGAGGCAGTGTGGAAAACTCTTCACAGTTAATAAATAGTCAAAAAGGAAAATGGCAGCAGAAAAGATTGATGCTAATAGAGGAGATTTGTTTGAGGCATTCTTTGCTGCTGCAGTAGCAGCAAGGTTTGTCAAACGTGCAAAGAGTAGAACTGAAAAAGTTCTACCTAAGATTACGGCATCTGATTGTGACCTGGTGCTGACTGAGATGATGAAGAAAGGATTTACAAAGAAGGTAAATGATGTTGGTAGTGCAGTTATTGACACTGTGACTGTCAATGTTTCTATTCCAAAGAAAGCAAGTGCATTCCTTTCGGTAAGAAATAATTGGTCAAAGGTCAGTGATCTTAGAACAGGTGCTGTTAACTTTGCCAATGGTCACTCTAGACTGAATGCTCAGGCACGAGGTTTGTCAATTAATAATAGAGAAGACATTATCAAGATTACTGCTGCTGGTACAGAAGATCAGAAGGGAACAAAAGCAGACGTTAAGGTAGAAGTTAACTCTCCTACTAATCCAGATAGAAGATTCCGAAATATTGATTACTCTTTGAAGGTTACTGGCGGTGAACAATTTCACCAAGTATCTGGTCTTGGGTTTGATAAGTTTGTAAATATCTTTGCTGAGATGGGATTGGATGTAAGAGAGATCGGACCAAAATATGAAAAGCAGTTAAGTGAATTCTTTGACAAGGAAGTATATACTAAAAAGTATACGAGTAGAGATCAAGCACAAAGAACTGGTGGTGGAGATAATTTAAAAGCATCTGCTCGACTTGTGTATGAATATGCAAAAGAGAAACTTCATAAAGGATTGAATGATCCTAATCAGAATGATGTCAAGAAGAAGTTTGCTGATTATATTATCTTTGGATTATCGAGAAATGTTAAGACCGAACTTGTAAAATTTGCAGGAAATGGTCAGGTAAAGACAAGAGTAGCAGACAGAGCATTTAGAACTGTTTTGATTGGTAAAAGATTTGTTTGTGAAATGAAACCATCTGGCGATCCAAAGATTGAAATTTATCTTGCTGATGAAGAGGGTAAGAAAATGCCAGGTAAAGATGCATTCATCATGCAAATCAGATATAAACTTGAGGTTGCTAGTGGTAAGTCTGCTGGTATGAAAGTATATAAGTTTTATCCAAGGAACTACCTGGAAGCCCAGGCAGGTATGTTCAGTATCTAAACTGGCACACTACATTATGGACTCGACTTTAACCTGCTATAATAACGGTATAGAGACAGAGGAATCCTTGCCCAACACTCACCTAGATCACCTGGAAGATCTTATCTTCACGGGTCGTGGTCAGTTGCTCAATGCTCTTCGTGAGATCTATTCTGGTGTTCGTCTCTCTGTGAAGTGGGACGGTGCTCCTGCTATTGTTTTCGGTACTGATCCTCGTAATGGCAAATTTTTCGTGGGAACAAAGTCAGTCTTCAACAAAGTCAAAGTCAAAATCTGCTACGACCAGGAAGACATCGACAAATATTATAAGGGGAATGTTGCGGACATTCTTCGTCTATGTCTGCGCCATCTGCCTCGCCTCACTAGTATTATCCAAGCTGATTGGATCGGGGTCGGTGGGGGCAGTGTTTACTGCCCTAATACTGTGGAGTATCGCTTTCCCACTAAAACTCGTCGTGATATTATCCTTGCTCCACATACTTACTATGACGAAATTTCTCCGAATGCTGTGGGGCGGGGTGGCGTTAGTCTTCCTTCTGCATTTGGCACTCAGTTCTTAGGACACGAAGAAGCACATGCTGTACTTCGTAAGAAGGTAGGATTCAACTGGATTCAATTCATGTATCGTCTTACCCGTTGCAAGGTGCCTAGCGAGAAGGCACGTCCTCAGATTATGAAGCATATCAACAAATTTATTCGTATTGGTAGTCTGCCTTCTATGGATGTAATCTACTCTACGTTGGATGATAAATACAAGTGTGAGATTAATGTTACAACTTTACAGGTGTGGCATCAAATCTTCCAACTGAAACAGCGTCTACTCGATGCTATTGTCGTTAATGGAACAGTTGATTGCTACATCGATGGACAACCCTCTCAGCATGAAGGGTTTGTAACTGTTTCTGATAACCCAGTGAAACTAGTAGACCGACTGACTTTTAGTAAAGCAAACTTCAACCTTAATAAGAATTGGAAGAATGAAAAAGTTTAGTGCTTTTCTAAACGAAGCCGAGAAATCATTCGCAGCAAAATCTGCAGAAAAATTAAACCTTAAACATATTGGTTACGGACGTTATGCCGACTCTTCGGGCAACGTAACTCATATGAGCAAGGATGGAAAGCTTGTAAAATTAGAACCAGGATCGGACACAGGAGTACGTCAGCAGAATGGAGGAGAAGAAACTGCAGATGGCTCGGGTAAGGTCGATCAAGGTGCAATATCTATTACATTTGGAAGATTTAATCCACCTACTGTTGGACATGAACGTCTCATAGCAAAAGTAGCAAAAGAGGCAAAATCCAATGGAGGAGAGTATAGAATATACCCCTCAAGGTCGCAGGATCCTAAGAAGAATCCCCTCGACCCAGGCACTAAAATCAAATTCATGCGCTTGGCGTATCCTGATCATGCCAATGCGATTGTCGATAGCGACAATATGCGTACTATTTTTGATGTTCTTTCCGCCCTCGATTCTGACGGGTATAGTTCAGTTAATATTGTGGTGGGAGGCGACAGGGTATCTGAGTTCAATTCGCTCGCAACAAAATACAACGGCAAGTTATATACATTTGACGAAATCAAAGTAACATCTGCAGGTGGTCGTGACCCTGACGCTGAGGGTGTAGAGGGTATGTCTGCATCTAAGATGCGTAAGGCAGCAGTCGAAGGAGACTTTGATACATTTGATGACGGTCTTACTAAAGACTTGTCTAAGAAAGATCGAGAAGCATTATACTTGACACTTCGTCAATCTATGCAAGTAGAAGAATCTTACGATGATTTTGCTGAAGCATCTTATGCTGTTCATGAGATTGCTCCTAAGTTAGATCCTCAAGGTCTTCGCGAAGCATACTTTGATAGTGACATGTTTCAGGTAGGATGTTTTCTTGAAAATCTTAACACGGGGATCGTTGGTAAAGTCGTTAGTCGTGGTAGCAATTATGTCATCTATATTGATGAGCATGATAATGTATTTCGTTCCTGGTTGAAAGATCTGGTAGAGCGCAACGACATCAAGTATTTTAATTTCACTCCTGCTGGTGAAATGGGTACAGATAAACTAGCAAATTATATGAGAAAATTAACTCCAGGTGAGTTCCTTAGGAAGATAAATAAAAAGGACAAGGTTACTAAGTAAGATGAACTTAAACGAATTACCTGATATGTCTGATGCACTTAAAAAGGTGCAGCAGTTCAATGAAAAGAAAAAATTGGATCCCGTTGGTAAAGAAGACGACGACGTTAACAACGACGGGAAGGTAGATAGTAGCGACTCTTATCTTAAGAACCGACGTAAGACAGTAAAGGCGGCGATTGCTAAAGAAGCGTACACCGTCACCAATGCTGATAAGAAAGGTAATACTAAAGCATACCAGAACTATAAAGCGGGTATGAAGGGTAAGGACGGCAAACCTCTCTACAAGGCTGCCGACCATATGAAGGAAGAGGAGCAGCTCGATGAGATGATGCCTATCAGTATGATGAGAAATATGTCGGGCATGAGTGGTAGTCAAATGGGTATTAAAACTGGTGGTGGTAATCCCCTTGGACTTACTGGCAATAAAACTTCTGCTGGTGGCGGTAAAACATTTACCACTAATTCTCGTTTGTTAGCAAGAAACCCTGCTAGTTATATTAGAGGAACCATTCCTGGTAAGTCCAAAGGTGGTAAGGTAAAAACCCGTAAGGAAGCATGGGAGTATCTCGACAATAATGTTGATGAGATTCTGGAATGGTTTGATGGTGAAGGTGTAGATGTTGATACACTGACTGAAGAGCAACTGCAGGAAATCCTCGGTGGTCTCGTCGGTGGACTCATGAACACTGGTAAGAAAGGCGGATTCCTGAAGGGTGCTACCACTGGCATCGGTGGTCTTGCTGGCAAGGCAATGGGTAACAGTCTGTTGGGATTCTCCAAGGGCGGTAAAGTCAAGAAAAAAATGAAGAAGGAAGCATTTGCATTTTCCGAAGAGGAAGAAGCATTGCTTGAAGAGCACGGTGCTGAAATTGATGAACTTACTGAAGAGCAACTGATTGACTTCTTTGTAGAAGCAATTGAAGATCTTGCTGTTGATCAAGAAGATCTGCTTGAGATCTGTGAAGCGATTGAAGAAGTAGAACTTCTGGATGAAGCAAGTGACAAGTATTATGATTCTGCAGTTAAGGCATCCAAGGATGCTGCTAAGAGACAGCGCCCCTCTCGTGTTGAGCGTATGAAGGGTGCTGCTAAGAAGGCAGCGGGTGCAGTCAAGGCAGGCGTTAAGGGTGCTGCTAAGAAAGCAATCGGTGCAGGCGCTCGTGCTGCTGGTCATGCTAAGGGTGAGTTTGAAGCACAGCGTATTAAGTCCAAGCGTGCTGCAATGGAGAGAACTCCTGCTAAGAAGAAGGAGAAGAAATCTGATGACGATGGTACTGGTGGTAAGTTAGACGCACTGCTGAAGGATACCAGAGGCACCTCCAGTAGCAGTTCTTCCTCTGGTGGTGGCGGGGAAAGAGACGCAGGTTCTGAAGCAAGAGAGCGTCTCAAGTCTAAGAAGAAGG